ACTGGCGCATACTCAACGCAGCCGATTACGGAGCCTACACCTCACGCAAGAGATTCTTCGGCCAGTTCGCAAAGACGGGGCTTCCAATAGCGTTCCCTATTCCATCTCATGCGAAGCGCAGGGATAAGGTCGAAGGTGAACTATTCAAAGAAGAAGCCGTGCAGCCATGGAAGCCAGTGCGCGAAGTGCTCGACCTCAACGATGAGGGAGAGAGCATTTTCGGAAGGAAGAAGCCGCTCGTTGAGAAGACACTGGAGCGCATCTATGCCGGACTGGTCAAGTTCGTTGCAGGTGGCAAGGAGGCATTCCTTGTGAAGTACAACAGCACCAACGGCAAGACAGGAAAATATGTTGCTCCTGGCATAGATGAGCCTTGCCCAACCGTAGCGTGCCAGAACCGCCTCGGAATGGCAAAGGTGCAGTTCCTATCCAAGCAGTTCGGAGGTGAGCCGAGCGGAAAGAACATAAGCGTTGAGGAACCGGCAGGGACAATCACTTGCCGCGATCATCATGCCTTTGTGTCCGCTCACTACGGCAACGGCTTCAACACTTCCATTGAAGACCCTGCTCCCACCATTACCACAAAAGACCGCCTCGGGCTTGTAAGTTCCAACTTCATTGTAAACTACCGATTCAACAACAAGGGTAGTTCCATAGAGGAACCTGCCCCTGCGATATGCACGGTAGGACAGATAGGAGTTGCAGGCTGCAAGTTCCTTGCCAATGAGTACAGCGGTGGCGGGCAGACCTCAGACATCGAGACACCTTGCCCGGCTGTCCTTACTACTCCCAAGCAGAAAGTCGTATCGGTCCAGTATCTTATGAACCCATATTCATTCAAAAGCGATGGCGGCAGCATAGACAAGCCCTGCTTCACACTCATAGCGAGAATGGATAAGATGCCCCCTTACCTTATCAGCACGGAAAAGGGAATAGCCATTGAGGTTTACGAGACAGACAGCCCAATGACGGTAAGCATCAAGGAGTTTATGGCTCTGTATGGCATAGCGGATATCCGTATGCGTATGCTGAACGTCCGAGAGTTGAAGCGCATCATGGGCTTTCCAGAAGACTATACCCTCATCGGTACCCAGTCAGAGCAAAAGAAATTCATCGGCAATGCCGTAGAAGTGAACATGAGCCGCGTCCTGTGCGAGGCCCTATGCAACAGATTACAATAAACAAGTTAAACAACAAACCAAAATGAAAACGTACTATTTGACATTATCGCAGGTGTTCCCCTCTACCCATCCGAGAGCAGGGAAACCAACATTCTTCCGAGACAAACTACACGCAGCCTTAACAGACAATGCTGATTACTGGAACAAGCTGCACACCATCAGAGCAAACTATGAATTCTGGGCTAAACGCTTTGAGAAGATTGAAGCAGGCGAGGCTGAGCTGTCAATCCGTGAATGGGTAGGCAAGCCATACGGAAAAGGCTCTACACAGATGGAGATTGTGCGTCTTACGAAAGAAGACGGCATCGGCTTACAGAAATTAGAGTTTGAACTCGCAGATAAATCGTTTGGAAAATATCATCCACTTATTGACGATGGCAAAGGAGTTTCTTCAATAGAAGAATTAGCCGCCAACGACGGCCTATCTCTTGAAGATTGGAAAGCGTGGTTTTGCGACTATGACCTCTCAAAACCTATGGCAATTATTCACTTTACTAAATTCCGTTACTAACTATGATAGAAATTAAATTCCGCGCCTTTGACATCATAGGCAAGAAGTGGGTCTATGGCGACCTCGTTCACAACCATAAAGTCACACAGACAGGCGTGACACCAAGAGTTATGGTAGGCGGCTATGAAGTTGACCCCGAAACCGTCGGGCAGTTCACAGGACTTCACGACAAGAACGGCAAGGAGATATACGAGGGTGACATCGTGGAGCTTCGGCAAACGAATGGTGAACTGACACCATGTGAAGTAAGTATGTGCGACAAGGGATATTGGTGTATCACTTTTGGAATATGCGAAAGGGTTATACTCGGATTCATTGACAGGAAACTCATTAAAATCATCGGCAACATCCACGACAACCCCGAACTAATAAATTAAAAAGACTATGACACAAGAAAAACAAAGAGAGCAGGCGATACAGAGTCTTGCGAACATATTACGAACCATGCCGTTCAGCGTGGAGTTCAAGGTAGTAAAAAGGCCGAATGGCATCAAGATTATCCACGAGGTGACGAAGGAGGAAATGGACGCAATAGTAGAAAAGGCTGCAAAGGCAGCAAAGAAGGAACCACGAAATAAATAAGGAGGACTGACAATGGATAGACCTAAGCAGATTTACGTTCGTGATTGGGGCGAGAATGGGATTGCGATGATGTGGACTTACAGCCCGTCGAAGAAGCGGAACGATAAAGACCTTGTGTATATCAACAAGGATGCGTTGTGCGAAAAAGTAAACGACTTGATTAACGCGCTTCAAAAGCAAAACCCGAATCCGCTTGGAGACATCAATCAATGCCTTGCAGCTTCCGAGATTGAGGCATTAAAGGCTGTACTTGATATAATGGAAGAGTTGAATTAAGGAGGGCTAACCATGTTATACGACGAAGAAGGACGTCCTTACATTGAGCCTCCATTGCTTCTGGAAGATGAGCATCTGCGGTACATCGTGCAGGATTACCAGCGGATGTACAAGGAAAACATCAGGCATGAGCATAAGATAAAGCGCCTTGCTGAGACAAACACGAAGATGGCCCACTACAATTTCTTCATGCGAGGAATTGTAAAGGAGCAGCTTGGGCTTATCGACAAACTTGTGAGCATGCTCAAGAACAGAGGGCATAAGATAGAAATCGAAACGGCAGACAGGATTGAGGATTTCCGCAAGATTGCCTACCCGACAATAACAACCAAATTCAAAAAGTAAAAGCTATGACAAAAGAACAACAGAGAGAGAGGGCAATTAAGTAGGTAACCGAAATGCTATGGATGTACCCTTTCAAGGTCGAGTTCAAAGTGAAGAAGAAGCCTCAGGGGATAAAGGTTATCGTCGAGGTGACGCAGGAGCACATGAACTTCATGCTACAAAATGCAAGAAAGGACTTAAATGAGCAACATTCTTAACGACCAGCTGGAGAGGCTTGCACTCAGGCACTCTCCAGACAAACAGAAAGTAGCCAAGGGCAGGCTCCGTGTCTTCTACGGATGGTGCAAGCTTGGCAAGATACGCAAGCGAGAAGGTATCAGCATCATCTACGAGAACGAAGAGGGCGTGGCTGACCATCATCGGATGGGCAAGGTGCTGTACAAGGCTCAGTACAATGTCTGCTGGCGTTACCAGACGGAGGGTGAGGCCAACGATGCCAAGCAGCTCAACCGTATCTTTACCGAATACTGCGTGTTCATGGACGACAAGCATATTGGCGGCAGTCTTGAAGCAGTCCTCCGCGCCAACAGCATTGCCGACAGGTACAACGTATCACAGGCGGAGCGCACAAGGATTGCCGACGAGCTGCGCAAGTGGTACATGAGTGAACACAGAGATTATAAAGAACCAATCAGACAACTAAACTTATTTGAAGAACTATGACAAAACAAGAATTCACAAACAGAGCGATTATCAGCATGTGTGCCAACCCGAATTTCTGCGATGGTGTTACCATTGACAAGACGAACATCATCGAACAAGCTGACTTGTTGGCGAAAAGGCTTGAAGAAGAGTATTATCAACCTTTCGACGAAGAAGCCTAAATGTCTATAAATACGCTCGTCGAGTACATTTCGGATAGTCTTATCGGTATCAGAGAGGCTATGGAAAAGCCGACAGGTGCCACGTTAAGTGCATTTCATGAGATAGCGTCCGTATTAGACGAGATACGCAGTCGGTTGTGCAAGGGCATTCCTGTCAGCATCGAATACGAAGACGAATAGCTGGGTGAAATCAAGATTTTTCAATTTCGTGAAACGTATTCGATTATTCCGTACCTTTGCGGCAGAATAACAACAGGTGGAGCAGCTGGAGTCCGAACCGGCATCGCCCGCAGGCCAAAACTATGTCAAGGAACTCTTCTTCTAAAACAAGGCCACGCGGCTGTCGCCCGGACACCAGACTCCTCGCTTGTCAAAAACTCGTCTCCTATGCGAAAGAGGTGCAGGATAGTCCGCATGGACGAATGGGACAGGGAGTCCGTGGAACATGCCAAAGGCGCAAGATGCCTCAGGTGTGACTTCACGGACGCTTTGCGTCTGCACGTCAAGCACGACTACCTCTATTACTCACTGTTCAGGCGAAGCAGGGAGGGCGTGGACTTCGGCACCATCAAGCGGAGCGAGGAACACGCGCACATCATGGCGGCGAGTGCGTGCAGCCTCATCGACCGCCTCTTGCTCGACCTTGAAGGCTGGTGCATCATAACCACCCCGAGACGGAGGCACTTCGAGGGCTTCCATTTCTCCGAGTTCGTGAGCGGGTTAATATCAGACACAAAGCACATACCCTTCTACCGAGGTGCAGTGCAATGTATCACAAAAGACAGGCTAAACCCGGAGTTCCACCTTCTCCGTGACATACCCGAGAGCAAAGTAATCGTCTTTGATGACATCATAACAACAGGAATGACACTCACTGCAACAAGAAACCTCCTACTTGACAAAGAGCAGGTAGTCTGCATAGTGGGAATATATAACAACTGACACCATGAAGAAAGAGAAACGCAAGAAGACACACATTGCTTCCGACTCCCTGACGCCAAAACAGGAAGCCTTCTGCCGTGAGTACGTCCGCGTAGGAAATGCCACGGAAGCATACCGCCTGTCATACAACACCGAAAATTCAACATTGGCAACAATTCGCACAAGTGCGAACGAACTGTTACACAACCCCAAAATTACCCGACGCATCGAGGAACTTCGCCGCGAGGAAGCAGAGCGTTCACACATAGACAGGGCGAAGGTAGAGAGGGTGCTTTTTGACATTGCCAATGTTGACCCTGCCGACATGTACATTACTGACGAAAAGACGGGTAAGGTACGCCTCAAGTCGCCCACACAGATGCCGAGGAATGTGCGCCGTGCGTTGAAGAGCATCAAGAACAACAGGGGCGTGGTGTCGTATGAGTTCAACGGAAAGACGGAGGCCGCTCGTCTGCTTGGCTCGTGGAACGGCTGGGATGCTCCCAGGGAGATAAGTGTCAGCGGCGGGATGTCGCACGAGTTAAGGATTGGATTTGATGATGATGAGGAATAGCCTATGATAGTAAATTACAAGAAGCTCAACCCGAATGGATTCTATTGTCTCCAGTTCTTCAATGACGAGACGATACGCTTCATTGTGCT